AACAGCTGGAATGCCAATCGGATTTGTTGGTTCAAGCCCTACCGTTAGGCTTCCGGCTTATACTGGATTGACGACATCTGATGTATTCCTCTGGGGCGCACAACTAGAAGCAGGCGGCTTCGCCACCTCCTACATCCCGACGACGACTGGCAGCGTGGTGCGTAGCGCGGATGTGTGTAGTATTACGGGGGCTAACTTTACGAGCTTCTGGAATACAAACGAGGGCGCAATGTTCGCAAGCGGTGATCCGAGAGGGAGCGCAAGTGTTGCAACTCTTGTAATGGCCAACTCTGGAGCAAATGCAAACCAAATTTCCTTTGATAGATCAACAACTACAATAAAATTTGGAGTTGCAAATTCTGGCACTTACACAGCAACAATACAACAAAACAGCACAAATGGATCGTTTGTAAAAATATCTGGAGCGTATGCAACTAATAATGCGCGGTCGGCGTTAAACGGAGTGCTTGGAACTCCAGACACAAGCGTGATCGTGCCGACCAATCTGAATAGATTTAACATTGGGTCTGCTAGCACAGCCAACTCAGAGTTTGCCAATGGTTGTATTTCTGAAATTAAATACTTCAGAAAACCGCTTTCAAACGCGAAACTCCAATCCCTCACGGCATGATCACCGACTATTTGCTTAAATTCCCAGACCGCACCACCGCAGTCATGTTCGGGTTGCAGAATGGCTTTGCGACCATCGACGAGGACGGCAACGAGCAAATCACCCTCGCGTCCCATGAGTACGCGCTTCACATCATTGGTGAGCATAATGGCTCGGACTGGTGGGTGCTGTTCCGCGACCTTGTGGGCATCCCGATTCCAGAGGGTGGAGAGCAGTTTATCTATTGGTCATCCGAATGGATGGTCGAGGATGAAGCTGGCAGCGAGATTTCCATTCCCAGACCAGAATTTAACCCCGATGTCCCGAATGTCTTTTGGGCATAATCTCAACACATAATATACATATGAAAACTACCGCACTCGGCATTCTTACTATCGTCGCAACGCTCGCTAATGTGGGCGTTCAAGTCCTCAAAGGTGGCGCACCCGACTTCATGGGCGCGTTCGCCGCTGTCACCGCAGGAATCGGACTCATCAAAGCTCGCGACAACAAATGAGCGCAGACTCAGCACGGGACGCAGCACACGGCATTGTGGGCAGCGTAGTACCAGTTCTTGGCCTAGTGACATCCTTGCAAGAGCAGGTCGAGTGGGGTATGCGTGTGACCTCGCTTGGAATCGGTATCATCGTGGGCTTGATTTCTGCCTACCAGTTGCTTAAAAAGCGGTGAGTAGGTCAAGGTGGTCTTGACCTATGGTGTAAAGTTCAACCATGCAATACCACCAGATTATCGAGTTGCAGAAGCGTGTAGGAGCCACTCCAGACGGGTTCTGGGGGGAGAAGTCCGTAGCCAAGTGCAAGGAGTACTTGCGCGGTCTCATGCCCAAAGACCACCCGTGGCCTACGCAGGATCAAGCGGCACTAACCAAGTTTTACGGGCGACCGGGCGATGAAACACAACTCGTCAACCTAGCCGTCAACGACCTCGACATCCGCTATGACGGGAAGAATGTTAAGAGCATTCGCTGCCACCACAAGGTAGCTCCCAGCCTCCGCAGGATTCTGGAGAACATCGCTAAAACCCCGCACCATTGGGTGTTGAAGGAGTACGCTGGAGTGTTCAACAATCGCCCGATGAGGGGTGGTTCCCTGCCCTCTCTGCACGCTAGAGGGGCTGCTATTGACCTTGCCCCATCTACTAACGGCAACCGCGAGCATTGGCCTTCACGCTCCAATATGCCTATCGAAATAATGGAGATTTTTGCCAAAGAGGCTTGGCTACCAGCGGGTGCTTTTTGGTCAAGAGATGGGCAACACTTCCAAGCCACGCGATGAACATTCCCAAGCATATCCATATCGGTGGGTTGCGGGTAAAGATTGCGATTGTCGAGAATCTTGAGGATTTCGGTAGTTTTTCGCTTGACGATCTCACGATAAGTCTTAGGAAAGGTCACATCAAGGAAATGACTGACACCCTGCGCCACGAAATGATGCATGCCGCCTTCGCCATCGGAGGCATCGCGCATTGCAAACCTTTCGAGGAAGTGGAAGAGGGTGTTGTTCGTTGCCTTGATCACCTGTTTTTCCCGGCTTGGGGGAAACTGCAACAAACTAAACCAACAAAACAATGACATACAAAAAGTTCATGGTGGTCGCTGACAACCACGGCAACCTCATATGTGAAAAGGCTAGGAAGAAGGCACTTGCTTTCGTCAAGACTTGGAAACCCGACTACCGCATACATTTGGGGGATTTCATAGATTTGAGTCCACTTAGGCGCGGGGCCTCCATTGAGGAGAAAGCGGACGGGATAGCAGACGATGTAATGATGGGCATGGAGTTTCTGCGAGAGTTCCAACCGCACTACCTTACAATCGGAAATCATGATGATAGGCTAGCCCTACACAGCACTCATTGCGCTGACGGCATGTTGAGGGAGCGTTGCACAGAATACTGGCAGACTCTGGAGGACGAGTTTAAAAAGCTAAAAATCAAAACCTGTCCGTACCATGTATCCCGCTACCTCAAGATGCCAGAGGGTGGGCCTAAACTCATTCATGGGTTCAAGTCCTCCGTACATGCTGCCAAGGCCCATTATGACGGCTGGGGAAGCGTAATCCATGGTCATGTGCATGCCCCGGCAACCTATCACGCAAGGCACATCGATGGCGGCATGGCATTCAGCGTTGGATGTCTCGCAGACATCGACCAAATGACCTATGCAGACCGCTACCAAGCAAAGCATGGGTGGAGGCAGGGCTTCCTGTTCGGACTCATCAATACTAAGACTGGTTCGTGGCAGGCATGGCATGCGACAAACGAGGACGGTGTCTGGGTAAGTCCACACGGCATCCTGTAGCCGCACGCCAACATCAAACCAATGTACCCGAACACCAACAATGAAAACGAAACCAAAACAACTGACCGCATTAGAAGCACTAGAGGAAGCGATCCGAATTACTGGAGCGCAGGAGAAACGCCGCGATAATGAGTTTACCGCTCAAGAGTATGCGGAGCGAGCAAGCACAGGAATTCATGCCGCTCGTCGCATGCTAACTAGTGCAGTAAAGGAAGGAAAACTTGCTGTAAGAAAAACTACTAGGAATTTTTACTACAGCATACCCCAATGACTTTTGAGCAAATCATTGTCCTAGCCGCGATGGTCTTGTACACGGCGGCTGGGGCAAGCTATGCGCTCAGGGGTGATGCGCCTTGGGCTTTAGTTTACCTAGCATACGCCGCAGCGAACGCAGGCTTGATATGGGCAGATAGCAACCGATGACCGACGAGGACTACGAGTTCGACGAGGCGCGCCGCCTCATGCGTAAATGTTCGTGCAAAAAGCCTAGTAACGAGTTGCGTTATGACCCCGGTGTCACATACATAATTTGTGCCTGCGACAAAAGCCCACGATCATTCATGGCAGATTGGACTCCAAAAGATGTTGTAAGACATTGGAACTTAAAGGGTTATATTTCTTTGAAAAAAAGATATTGACCGATACCATACTTGTGTCAACATGCACGCAACGGGACAAACCACCCGTCCAGAACAATGAACCTAGAACATACAACACCCGCCTTGAATAAGGCACTCGCAACCGCGCAGTCTCTCGTTGAGAATGCGACAAAGGGAAGTGTTAATCCACACTTCAAAAACCGCTATGCCGATTTGGCCGAGGTACTTAACACCGTTCGCCCGGTGTTCGCTTCCAACGGACTTAGCATAATCCAATCGACCAGCTACGATGGCAGTTTGGTATCGGTCACCACAACCATTCTCCATGCCGAGGGTGGTCACATTAGTTCCACCGCATCCTGTGTCCCAGCCAAGGCAGACGCACAGGGAGTTGGAGCATCAACAACCTACCTTCGCCGCTACGCACTCGCAGCCATGACTGGCATCGCGCAGGAGGACGATGACGGGCAGAGTGCCGCTCACACCCGCACAGCAGCCCCAGCGACCAAGGAAGACATTGCGGGACTCAAGGAGCGCATGGAAGGGCTGGGAGTGGACGAGGAGGCGTTTCTGAAGTACCTCGCGGTAAAGTCCCTCAGCGAACTTACCAAGCCCGTGCTGGTCAAGGCTAACGCATCTCTCGATGCCAAGGCCAAGAAGATCCAGAAGGGAGGTGACGCATGAGCAAGATTATCCACGGATTGGGCGAGGAATACTATTCCCGCACCGCTACACCACGCGACCTTTATGGCCCAGTGTCCAAGTCCTTGCTCTGGGAATTCAATGCGAGTCCATATCGCTGGTACAACAAAAGTAAGGAAAAGGAAACTACCGCCGCCATGCGGACTGGTACTCTGTACCACACAGCGTGCTTGGAGCCTCACAAGTTGGAAGAGCAGTACATTATCTCACCCTACTCCGACTTTCGCACCAAGGAAGCTAGAGAGTGGAGGGACAGCTTGAGCGGAATGCAGGTGATCACCGCAGACGAGTACCTCCGTGCCGAGAGTGCCGGGTATGCGTTTAGGAAAAACCCTTCCATTGACCACCTACCAGACTATCAGACAGAGATTGCGGTATTTGCAGAAGTGTTCGGGACTAACTGCAAGTGCATGATTGACCTTGTACCTTCCGAGGGTGACTCACTGATGGATCTAAAGACCACCCAGAGCATCGAGAGCTTGGATCAACTCACCTCGCTCATCATCAACCGGGGCTACCACTGGCAGGCTGCGATGTACCTTGACCTGTGGAACCTAGCCTCTGGAGACAACCGCAATGAGTTCGTTATCGTCTTCATGGCAGTTGACCGTCCTTTCGAGATGGCAACCGTCCTACTCGACGAGGACTTCATCCGACTGGGACGCGAGGGTTACATGCAAGCCTTGGCCAAGTGGAACCAGTGCGTTCAAACCAAACATTTCCCGCCAGCAATTGACGGGCTACAAACAATCTCACCTCCAAAGTGGGCAATCAAAAACAAGTAAGACAATGAGCAACTACGATAATACAAATACGGGCATTCTGTTTAAAAACGATGTGGGTGACAACCCAAAGCGTCCCGCCTATAAGGGCAAAATCGACATCGACGGCAAGGAGTATCAACTGGCTGGCTGGCTCCGCGAGGGCAAGAGCGGCAAGTTCATCTCGCTGAAGGTTGACGACAAGGCTGCAGCTAAACCTGCTAGCAATGACGATCAAGAAGAAATTCCCTTTTAGTCCTTGTCCAGAGTGGTGACTGGTTTTCATAACCCCGCCGCCCACGGGTTTACCACAGGGCAAATCACTTTCATGAGACTTATCAAACGCACACTAAATTTTGGCGCAAAAACCAAGGTAAAAAACCCTGACATCATCCGCGAGGAGAAAGACTTGAGATACGGAACGCCTGTCTTTAACTCAGCAACAATTAAAGGTGACTTCTACAGGGTTATTCCATCCAACGCAAAGGAGGTTGCCTACCTCCGCAACCTAGAGCACCGGGTTGACAAGTTCGCCCCTGCACGGGGCAACGGAATCATCGTCCGTTGCTCTGCCATTGACGCTGTAGCAAATCACGCATAACAATCACCACCAGTGTGCAGGTGGGTTCTGTCCCTTGGCTCCGAGGGTTGCACATAGGGCAAACACTTTACAATGACCATAACACATGTCCACGACCTCACTACCGACGAACTATGCGCCGAGCTTGATCGCAGGATGTCGAGTAATAAGGCGTATCGTACCATTAACATTGTTGCGGATGTTTTTGGCGTTCACCCCAGCCAAATCCTCGCCTACGACAAACAGGTTGCTCCATCGCAGGCTAGGACGCTTGCAATGGCACTCGTCAGCGAACACCACACGCTCGCGGAGACTGCTCGTATCTTTCAGAGGAAAAATCACACTACGATCATCTCCGCAAAGCACCGAGCAGACGCTCTCACTAGGGAGAATGAGTCATTCCGCAACAAGGTTAAGTTTGTCCTGCAACGCTTGAAGGCATGAAACACGGAATCACAATCGGAATAGATCCCGGCGCATCCGGCGGAATCGCATGGATTGACGAGCGAGGAAAGTCTTGCGTTGAGAAGATGCCAGACACATTGCAGGACTTGTGGGGGCTGGTTTGCGACATCACCAACTTCCCAAGGTCAACGATTGATGGGCGCAAGTACAAGGCTTACATCGAGCAAGTGTCCAGCAGCCCGCAGATGGGGGTTGTATCAGCGTTCAGCTTTGGACGAGGATACGGCAACCTTGAGATGGCACTTACAGCAGCAGGGATACCTTTCGAGCGCGTTCGCCCACAAGTCTGGCAGAAGGCAATGGGCTGCATGACGAAAGGCAACAAGAACATTTCCAAGCAGAAGGCACAAGAGCTATTCCCAGACAAGAAGGTTATTCACGCTACGGCAGACGCATTGCTCATAGCACTTTACGGAACAAGACAATGAAAGAGAAACACACACCCGGACAAGGCTGCGAATGTCACGCCCACAGCGAGGCAGAATGTGGATGCGATGTGGACTGGACACCCAGAGAAGTCTACGAGCTGCGCTCAATGATCTCTGACATGGAAATACGACATGCAGCGACAATGCTTCATACGCAGTCTATCGTGGATGAGGCTAACGAGCTGCGCGAGCAACGAGACAGGCTGGCGGAGGCTTTGCGGGAGATAGCAAACGAAGACTATCGTGGCTTCCGCCCTCAGAGCGCAAACATTGCTCACAAAGCCCTCTCCGCTATGAAAGGAGGGAGCGATGATAATTGACGCAATGACAGTGACCGAAAGGATTGAGTACTTGGAAAACCTACTCAAAGTTTCGCAAACCACGCTTGAGTCCGTGATAGAGCAACGCGACCTCTGGAAAGCAGAGGCTGAACGCTGGAGAGAGCAGGCAGGCGAAAACTTCCAAGTGACAGCATGGAAACAACTTATCGAAGAACATCGCAACAAAATGAGAGGCTATGAAAACGAGCGTTGACCAACTCATATACGATATACAATACCAGTTCCCGCTTTGGCCAAGCACCTACAGCACATGCGAGCGTGACGGATGCGAGAAGGCAGCTAGAGGTGGCAGAATTTGCTTGGACTGCCTAGAGGATGATCTAGCATCACTAACAAACAGGCATGACGCAGGAGAGTTTGTTGACGCATGCGAACACCTATCACGAATCAAATACCGACTGCTCAATGCATAACGACATCACATACTTTTTGGTGATTGCAATACTGGTCGCGTTATGGTTAATGCCACCTAACAACAACACGCATGCCTAGGTTCGTACGCAACCCAACACTAGCTCAAGATGGTCTCCCGCAGGAGATGTACCTCGATGTTCGCCGCGCATGCGAGCGGTGGTTGATGAAGAATGACCCTTTCTACGCTGACGAGAATAACTATAAAACATGGAACAAACGACATGAACAAACAAGCACTACTGAAGGTACACAACGAAACATGCCGACAAGCGTTGGCAATCATGGATGCAAAGAATAACGACTACTCTGGAGGCGAGCATGCAACAGATGCGTTAGCGAACTTCAAAGCATCAGAGTCACTAGGTTTGCACCCTATCACCGGGCTACTACTACGCATGCAGGACAAGTTGCAGCGACTGAAATCATTTGCTAATGACGGCAAACTCGCTGTGCCTAACGAGTCTGCGGAAGATGCGTGCTTGGATCTGGTCAACTACGCCATCCTCGCCAAGGCGTTGATCATCGACGAGCGTGGTTTGTCCCCAGAAGATGTCCCGGAACCGTCCCAAATGTGGTCATATCCCGGTCTCGACGACGAATTGGAGTAAAAAAACCCTAGTGTTTAAGCGGGTTGCAGGGTGTTGTGGAATTATTTTCACCTCACCCTCTTTTTTCTGTTGAGTTTATTACGGGCATATGGTTTCTTTCTTTTGTCGCCGCGAGCGACACCCAACCAGAACCAAATAACATGAACGAATACGAAAACAAAGTTGTTAACTTAACCCTCGCCGCATTTGATGGAATCGAAAGCAGCACAGATGTCGTGGTGTATGCTATTGTGTCATACATGAGCATGGCAGTACTCAGGCTGCATTCCACCAGCGTAAACCGCATGGCAATAGAGGATGCTGTATTGACCGCATTGGAGAAGAAAGGAGTTGAAGTCCACCACTAATGAAAGCACTAATCCTCCTCGCCCAAACCCTCATCTGTGCAGCCCTTGGATGGGGGTTTGCGAAGGCGGCAATCCTGCTCCATAACTTCGTACACAGCTACTAATATGAAACTACCACTACCAATTATCAGACCACCCAAACGCCACCTCCGTTGGGATCGCATTGCAATCATCGCAGCAGTCATTGCATGGTGGGTTGCGCTTGCTTGGGCAATCATCGAATGGAAAGGAGGTCAGTCATGAGTGATACACCACAAACGGATGAAGCTCAATTTGGGACAGGTCGAGTCAGCGTGGACTTTGCCCGTAGACTAGAACGCGAGCTTGTAGAGGCACGCGAGCAACGCGACAGGATGGCGGAGGCTTTGCGGCATCTCATGACGCATGGCGGACATCATCAACCAGTCCTACGAGACACAGTTGCCAACATCGCCAAAGAAGCCCTCGCCGCCGTGGAAGGAGGGATCGATGAGTGCAGGTAAAGGAGACTCCCCGCGCCCGGTCAACGCCGAGGTTTACGGGCAAAACTACGAAGACATTTTTCGCAAGGACAAACCACAACCAACACCACAACCAACACCACCATGCAATACGACCGAAAAATAAAGATTGAGATCCTCAACGAGGGGTCACGAATGGAATTCGTGTTTTCACGCGATGCGCCTCTGGACGAAATGATCACAATATTCCGCACACTAATGACCTACATGTCATGGCATCCAGATGTTGTGGAGAGCATGTTCCAACGCGAGTTCATCGAAGACAATAGCATTTAATACCATGAACACACACGACGAATGGGACTGCCCGACATGTGGCAGGCCGACACCACCATCCGAGGATTACGAGTGCGGAACATGCGAGATGCCAGCGAGTCACCATGTCTCTGCGACCGAGCTATGCAAGCGACTGCGTACAGCCCAGCACCGAGAGGCAGTGCTGATCGTCGAGAATAAGCGGTTGCAGGCTCAACTTGATGAGATTGGGAAGTTAGTCAAACAGATGAAGTTCGATAGCTCGTACCGCATCTCCAATTGGCCTTTTGACCTTGAACCGTTCGAAAGCGCAGACCATGACAACGACTCATCAACCTACCAATGACAGAACCAATACGCTGGCGTATCTGTGCGACCTGCGGACTCCCGAAATCAATCTCAGAGTTCCGCTCGTCGCCCAGTTGCCACAAATGCCATGACAGAACAACCAATAACCGCAAGAGGGCTTATCCTAGCCTGCCTCAAGGAGGCATACATGCGCCGACTCAAGCGGGAGAAGCTGGGATCAACACCGAGACTCACGCAGGAACTAGACCTGCTTGAGCTGGCCATACAAGACATCACAGAACAAATCTATGAATCAGAACAAAGCAAAAGTGGGGCGTAAACCACTCCCTTCTGGGGAACACCGCATTGCCTCCAGCATCACCATGTCCCCAGAGGCATGGGCAATCCTAGACCGAATCTGCTCTGAGCATTTTCGAGGGGAGAAGAAGACACGAAGCCGGGCAGTAGAGCATTTTGTTCGCAACTGCGAAAAATACCTGTACCTCTACGAAGCATGAGCATCCACTACATCTCACAGGCATGGAAGACACCTGTAGCCGATGCTAAGGCTAAGCTTGTCCTGCTGAAGCTCGCGGATAATGCGAACGATCAGGGTGTGGCTTGGCCGCACATCGAAACCATCGCAGCCGAGACAGGGTTGTCGAGGAGCAGTGTGTTCAAGGCATTGAATGAGCTTGAGGAGAGTGGCATTATTGAGCGTCATCGTGGACGGAACGAGGTCACCTACACAATCCAGAAGTCCAGACTGGAGACCTCTAGAAGTCCAGACTGGAGACCTCTAGAAGTCCAGACTGGAGACCTGCCCTATATTAAAGAACCGTCAATAGAACATATAGGGACAACAAACAATCAGAAGCGATTCCAGAAACCATCCGTGGCGGATGTCCTAGCCTACGGCTCAAGCCTCACACCAAAGTTCCTCAAGGCTCAACAATTTATTGACTACTACGAGTCGAAAGGTTGGGTTGTGGGCAAGGCTCCGATGAAGTGCTGGAAGTCAGCTATCCGCACTTGGCAAGCCAGAGACAAGCAAACCACAAGACCACAAACCTCCGACCAGTTCGGAATCTAAACCAGAACCATGAACGAAGAACCAACCATACCATCCGCACACACCTCCGAGAAGGCAGTCATCTCGTCCATCCTCAAGGATGCTACGCTTCTCAAGCGCGCAGCCGCTGAAGGCATTAGCTCCGAGTCATTCCACCACCCAGACACCAAGACCCTCTGGACGGCATGCAGGGAGCTTCCAGCGTCCGACAATAACCAGTACGACCTCATCGCGGTCGTCCAGCACCTCACGGAGAGCGGCACACTGGATCGCATCGGTGGAGCATCGCAGGTGGTAGAGTGCTATAACTACGCTCCAACGCCAGCAGGATGGACGCAGTGGGTCTCAACGCTGAAAGAATACCAAGCCAGACGCTTGGCACAATCTGCCGCCCGTGAGATAGCCACAGCCGATGATGCCACCAGTGCAATTGCCTCGTTCAGAACCACCCTCCAAAGCCTCCAGCAAGTGGTGAGCGGGAAGCAACGCAGCATAGATGCAGACAAGGCATCTAAGGCGTTTATCGAGAATTTGCTCAGGGACTACAACTCTGGCGATCTGCCGGGCATGTCCACAGGCATCGCAGAGCTAGACGAGATTTGCGGTGGAATGCGTCCCGGTGAGTTCTGGGTCATTGCAGGCAAGCCATCCAGAGGCAAATCAGTCCTCATGCTCCAGATCGCCAGCAAGTTCATCAGCGACCAGAGACCAGTCGCCATCCACTCGCTCGAAATGATGACGCATGAGGTAATCGGCAGGCTTATCTCAGTCATGACCCACACGAATTACGGGTCGATCACCCAACCAAGGTCAGCAGCCAAACACGAACTTCAGAAGATCCAGCGAGGCGTTGAGCAGATCTCATCAGCACCACTGTGGATCGACTCTAGCTCCAACCAGAGCATCGACAGCATCGCGGCAGAGGCTGAACGCATTCGTGACCTGCACGGATCACTCGATCTCGTGGTCGTGGACTACCTGCAACTCATCCGAGGATCACGCTCCAGCAGAGAGTCACGGGAAGAGGAAGTAGCCAGAGTCTCTGGTGGGCTCAAGCAACTAGCCAAGCACCTGCAATGCCCGGTGATCAGCGCAAGTCAGTTGAATGACAACAATCAGGTGCGCGAGTCCAGAGCTATCGAGCAGGATGCTGACGCTCTCCTATTCATTGCCGAGGATGGACTGAAGGTAGGAAAACTGCGCAACGGCAGGCGCGATGTAGTCCTGCCACTGCGTTTAAACGGCCAGTATCAGGAGTTTGTCTGACCAATTACTGGCGAAAAACTAATTTGTTCTCCATTAGTAGGTAGCCACCCAGCCAACATCCTCCACCAAACCGCGCCAGATACCCCCTAGATTGCCCCAGAATCGCTCACACTGCGTCTGGGGTTTTCTTGTGGGTGTTGACTCCATATGATAGGGCAAAGAGCGTACAGGGCATTCTGGTGCGAAGTGGGAGTTGGGACTAGAATTTATTCTGATCACAAGTGCTGGGAATCGTTCGCAGTTTCTCGCAGAGAATCGCAAACACGCACGCGAGGCCGGGTCACTACCACCATATCTAGTGTTGACCCTGCTACTCAACACGGCAGCACGACCAGATTCCGCACCCAATCCCGTGGAACACCGATAGATGCTGGGGATTTCCGTGGAACAGGAGTCAACATTACTAACCTTGTCACCGCTTGTAACAATAGGATGGGGCGGGGGGGGGTCAGTTTTTTCCGGGCGCAAAAAAAGGGGGAGCGATTAACCCCCCCTTCAAAAATTGCCCAAAGTGGAACCTACACCAACCTAGCCTCGTATTCCCTCATCCACTCGTTTTCCTTGTTGCGGATGAACTTCCCCTTGCCCGGCCAAGCGGTCTTTCCCTTGAGCATGAGGTGCAGGAGTTGCTGCGAGATTCGAAAGAACTGCGCGGCCTCGGTGGTTGTGCTGAAGGTGGTCTCTGACCTGTCTGGGTTTGTGACGATTACCTTGCGAGCCTTGGCGTTATTTGCGCCCTGCTTTGCCAGCGACATCTTGCGCTTGGTATCGTCGCTAATGACTCTGGATTTGATCATTTTTGACATGGACTCGCGGAACTCTGGGTCTTGCCACCTTGCCACCATGTCTGGTCTTGCGTGTGGGCCGAATGCGTTCTGGGAGATGTTTGCGATGACCCACAGGTTGGATTTTGCAGCCTCGTCCAGCAGGGCTTGCTCTGCGTTGCGCAGGATGGTGCGTAGCTCGTTTGGGCAGTCTACCGGGGTGATGTACTGGTGAGGGATGAACGAGAAGTCCTGTGACCCGTCGAAGGCCTGCTGGAGATTTTGGTTCGGGTGGATCCCCCGCTCAAGGTCACGCTTGTGAGCGGACTTCCTTTGCTGGAAATTTGAGCTTGATCCGATGTAAGCGGTGTTGCCGCATTTGACGATGTAGGTTCCACAATTGTTGGACATGCGGTGATTGTAACAAAAGGAGTCCTATTGTCAAAAGTAAAATAACTATTCCCGCTCACGCACATTTCCCCTCCCACCCCCTCCAACCCCTCCGATGTTCCCGCATGGGAACTTGCCAAGCTGGCGTTCCCCTTGCACATTGCGTCTACCACCCCGCGCCTCTGTGAGGGCAATTAGTACCCGGCATGCGAACCCGTGGGTGGTACTTTACTTACGCTTGACTTATGGCTCCTGCGGTTGGGATCGAACCAACGACCTAGCGATTAACAGTATTGTTGGCATGCATTTCTCTGTGGCAATTAGCGCATAACATTAAACACTTATCCAACTCATTTTTTACTTTTTCCCATGATCTGCTGTGACCATTAGAGGCTATGGAAAAGTCTTTTTGCATTGGATTTATATGGTGAAATTCCAACGCTGATGAGCACTTGCAATATCCGCAGACTTCACATGACCCACCTTTGTACTCAATGGCCATTTGTTTTATTTTTTTTCTGCGTTTTGATACTGCAGCTTTATTGTGTTCTCTGCGATCTGAATATGTCCTTGTGTCTTTCTTCATCAATTTAGTATAATTGATATGCGGAAGAAGTCAAGCCGCTCTGCCCCTGAGCTACACAGGATAAAAAGCAACCTCCCTTGGTGCGCTTCGCGGAGAGGCGTGGGAGGTGTTGTTGGCTAGATGGTAGTGGCTCATTCCATGAGTGTCAATTCTACTTCTTCTCAATCTTCTTTATCTTCTATATCACAATGTGGGGTGAATGGGGGGTGAATGACACCCACAAGTTCCCCCTTGACGCATTGCGATTCCCCCTGCACTTGGAGGATATGAGAGGCGACTCCTATCAATTACAAGGCCAGCAAGGTGGCCAAGCTTACAATTCCGCAGATGGTGCTGTGACTGGTGACTTCCGCTGGATTCAGTGCGTGACCGATACTGTGTTCAGTGCGATTGCTAGTCCTAATATCACGAATGCCAGCACCAAGCTAATCACCATCACTCACAATGCTGGTAGTGGGCTTGGTGGCAACTTCACTGGTTTCACCATCACTTCTGGGACTGTCATTGCCTATCGGGCATAATGTCGCAGTTTCGATCCACTGGTGGCCTAGACGACTCGATTACCGCCGATGGTGATCGAGGATTCTTTGGTGTGAACCAGAGGTTGCAGCTTAACCAGTTGGAGGCTGGTGAGGTAAGGGAAAGCCTTAATGGACGCATGGAGGGCTTCTGGAGGCCGCGCAAGAGCGTAGTCTCTGTTAGCCCTGTGCTGACTACTGGAGGCACTCCGTTGAACCTTCCGTTCCACATCCTTCCTAGCCCATTCTACTTGGCTATTACTGCTGTGTCGTATACCGCTGATGTGGTAACTATCACCGTGGCTGGACATGGTTTGGCTATTGGAGTGGCTGGCAACCTTATGGTTAGTGGTATCACCTTTACTGGCACGAATAACAATGGGGTCAAGGCTGTGACCGCGGCTACCGTGGACACATTGACCTTTCCTGTTACTGGCGTGACTGCCGTGGCACTAGGGGCGACTCCAAGGATTACACAGATCGACATTAACGATGCCGCAGCCAGCGATGTGTTGGCATCCTGCATGTTCTCTGACCCTAACGAGTCCAACAAGGAATACATCATTGTTGCGCTGGAGACTCTGGCGAAGAAGATCGACCTTTCTACGACACCCTACACGGCAACGACTATCCCGTATCCTGTGGGAGCCACCGTTGGGAGTAACTGCGATATGTTGCAGTGCTTCGACAAGGTGATGATCATGCGGGATGGGCAACAAGCTCTTGAGTGGTATCCTAATGGAAGGGCGATTCTTTCTGCGTCACAGAGTGGAACCACCGTCACAATGCAGGTTCGTGAACATGGGCTTACTAATGGCACATCCGTGGTAATTGCAGGACTAACTGGTGGCACTCCAGCCAATGGAACATTCACCGTTTTGTCTTCTGGGCTCACCCAAGACCAATTTCAATACACCTTTACTACAAGTCAGACCCAAACATTTGGGGTAACTGCCGCCATTATGACTGATGGGTTCACCCTGTCCCCCGGTGGTGCTTACACCCAGCCACAGACTTTTAACTCTAGCGGTAACAATGTTTCCGTAGCGAATGGTTTGGTTTCGTTAAACATCACAGGAAATACCACAGTTTTTGCTGGTGATGTAGTTGTGATTTATGAGACAACCATTCCAGAGTTTACCGCAATTGTTGGTAAACAATTCCAAGTAACATCAGCGAGCACAACAAATATTCAGTTCCTCGCGCCAATCGCCAACATATCGGCTAGCGGAAGCACTGGTCAGGTTGAGTTTGGCGGTAGGTTCACAGAAGGCGGTGGGTTTATGCACCAACCCGGTGCGCCTTGGGCTACCTACTTCCAGCGCAGGTTGTTTGTTCCATTCTACTACTCCCAATCTGGAACTTTTAGCGCACCAGTCTACACTAGCAGGAAGATTTCCGACGAGATTGCGGTTTCCGACCTACTGGACACCACGACCTTCGACCAAATTGAAAATCAATTCCGTATTACTGGCGGTACTGCCGACTATGTGGTGGCGATGCACGGGTTCTACGACGATTCCTTGGTGGTTTTGAACCGCAATAGCATCCACCTTGTGGCACAGACCCAAGGAAGCCTGTCTGACACCGTGGTCAAGGAGCTTACTGGCGAGGTTGGGTGCTTGGCTCGCAAGTCCGTGGTTATGCAGGCTAATAACCTGTTATTCTTGGCCGACGAGGGCATTTACGAGCTTACCTTCCTTAACGATTACAACCTTCGAGGCACGGAGGAACCACTTTCCAAGAACATTCAGCCGTACATTGACCGCATTAACAAGAATCTTGCTGGTAATTCGGTGGCGGTTTACTTTAACAACCGCTATTACATCGCAGTCCCGCTAGACTCTGTGGCTGGAGGTAATGATGCCCGTGGAAATAACGCGGTTCTGATCTACAACTTCTTGAATAAAGGATGGGAGTCGCTTGATACCTATGGAGATTCTAGGTTTTTGATCAAGAACTTCATCACGGCAAGTGCTGGCGTTCGCAATAGCCTGTATGCCGTCAGCGCAAATGGTGGATTGCACCAGATTGATGCTGCCGACTCGTCCGTAGACCGCTTGAGCGTTACGAATGAAGATACAGGCGTAGTTACTCCCACGATTAACTCGTATGTGACTAGCCGTGGGTACGACTTCAAGACCCTTGAACGCAAAAGGTTTACAGACGCACAAGTTCAAATGCAGAACTTGTCTGGGGAAACTGGCGAGTATGACATCGCGTTTGCCACCGAAGACCCAGACTCTGCAGAGAGTATTGGCACTACCACCACATTCCTTGGTGGGCAGATCCTATCACCTAGCAGCCCGAACGAGGCTGAAACCGCAAGCATCAGATGCAGACTTGGTGGTCAGCGGGGCTATACTGGGACTATCACATTGACAAGGACTATCGGTTCGCCTAAGATCCACTCTATTCAAGTGGCGGGTTCCATCACTAATAGACAAATTCTATCACAAAAATAATATGGGAGTCCTAGATACAACCTATACCTTTCAAGCAACTGACACAATTACCAGTTCTAAGCTGAATAACATTATTGACCAGACTACATTTACTGGTGACGCAATCCAAGGAACCACCTTGCAGGTTGTGTCCCCCGGTAAACTTGCCGTAAATGCTGGTGGAATCACCTCTAATGAATTGGCAACTGACTCGGTTGTTACATCAAAAATACTTAATGGCGCAGTAACCTCAGATAAATTAAACGCAGCGGTAATCTTTGTACCATCTGGTGGTATTATGGCATTCGCTATGAACTCGGCACCGAGTGGCTGGTTGGCTGCTAATGGGTCAGCGGTAAGCAGAACTCTTTATGCTGCTCTTTTTGCTGCAATTGGAACCACATATGGAGCAGGTGATGGTAGTACGACATTTGCGTTGCCAGATCTGCGTGGTTACTTCGTTCGCGGAAGCGGAACGAATAGCGATGGCACGGCATCTGGAACATTTGGGGCAAAACAAGCCGCATCATTACTTAACCATACACACTCAGGAACTACTGCCGGTGCCTCAGCAGACCACACTCATGCTTATACTAGATACAATACACTACTTAATAATGTAAGTATTTTCTCAGGTGGTGGTGTTAATGGCATTTGGCAGAATACGACTACCCAACTAACAGGTGGCGTATCGGCAGATCATGCTCACGGCTTCACGACAGGAAACCCATCTGTTGGAGGCGGAAGTGAAACTCGCCCCGCAAACATTGCAATGCTCTACTGCATTAAGATTTAATGACCCCACTAGAATCAACGATAGCACTTTATGAAGAAAATGATATTGATTTCCAACAACTTCTCACATGGCACTTGTGTCATGGTATTGTTGTTTGTGATCACGATTCTTTCTCCATGTGTTACTTCTCTGATTCTGAGTCACCAGAAACACCCTGCTTGTTTGAACATTCTGACACATTGTTTGTCACAATCTGCACGGGAAACATGGAAAAGGCACTACGCAAGTTTGTGGACGACTTCCAATACATTTCATTTCAGCGGGACTTCAAGAACTCCCATAGGTTAAGGTGCTACGATATGCACGAATTTTACAACAAACTTAAATAACACACATATGGGAAGTAAACCCAAATCAGTACAAGCACCCAAGGTTGATTACGGCAAAGACATTATGTCTGGGCTGAGGGCCTATCAGAAATCGCTACCAAGCATTCTGTTGTTTGAACAGCAGTACCGTCCTCAGTTTACTCGCCTCAATCAAGAGCAGATTGATCTTGCTCGCTCGCTTGAGCTTGCTGGCATGGGTCGCAATGTAGGAACAGTTCGTGGGCTGCTCCAATCGCTTTCCCCAGAACAAGCCCGTGAGGTTGAGGCGGCAGGTGGACTTGCTCAACGCGCCCGTGAGATGCAGGCTGGGTATCAAGATTTTGCTACACCAGAAGCCCAAGCAGCACTTGCTCGGCAGAAACAGGCTATCCAGCAATATGGTGGATTGTCCGCCCTGCAAACTCAAGCAGCACAAGAGGCTTATGGCAGGTCTGGAAGACTGACCCCAGAGCAACTCCGCTCGTCGCAGCAAGCAGCTAGAGAAGCCTCAGCAGCGTCTGGCAGGATTGGTGGTAATGCCGCCATCTCAGCAGAGGTGATGAACAGAGAGCAAGCACTAGCTCAACGCCGAGCCGAAGCAGCCCAATATGGTGGTATTGCTCAACAAGGAATGGCTGGTCTTGCAGGTCTGGAGACTGGAACCGCTGGTCTTGCACAGGATATCGAAAACCAACGCCTAGCCCGTCAGTCTGGATTGCTTAGTCAAGCGTCCTCACTTGGCACTCAAGCATACAACCTTGGGCAGAATTTCTATAGCCCCGGACTTGGGTTGCTTGGCGGGACTCCAGTATCCGCTCAACAAGTTGGGCCACAGCTATTCTCGCCAGATGCGTTCCTCAACCTTGGTGCGGCTAATAGGCAGAATATCTTGAGTGCAAATGCGGCCACGCAACAAGCTCGCGCATCCTATTCTGCTGGATTGTTTCAAGGTATTGGAAGTGCAATTGGAGGTTTGAAATAATAATATGCAATTAGGACAACGACTTGGCGAGGGCATAGACCCACGGATGTTTGTGCAGGATTACTCTGGCTTCACAAGGGCTGCGGAGATCCAAGCACAGGGGATGCAGAATCTTGGTACTGCTATTGGTAATGTTGCTGGTCAAGTAGGCGACTACTTCAAGCAGCAGGGGGAGAAGAAGAAGCTTGTCAAACAAAGCAGCCTTCAGATTGACGCTGCGCTCCAATTATTCCCAGACCTTGCTCCATCGCTTCAAGGTGTAAAAGAACGCATGCGCGACGAGAATATCCCACTTTCTGACCGTGCTGCAGAAGCCGAGGTGGTTGCAAACCTAATCAATATGGGTGTCGGTGAGATGCGCAATCGCTCAAACATGTCGCTCAAGCAAGAACAGGCAATGGCTGATGCTATCTACAAGCAACAACAGCTTGGAATGCAGGAAAGGCGCACTAGAGCAACTGAATATAAAGCATCACAAGCGGGACAGCCTTCATACGAGATTAAAAAAGCAACAATCACAACTCCAACAGGAGAAGTGCTTGAGCAGGACATGCCATTTAATCCAAAAACTGGAAGATTTTTTGACGCTTCAAAAGGAAAAGAGATTATAGACATAAACGCATGGGGTCTCGGTAAAGACGCATATGCTGAAGACATGCCTCCGACATCGCAGATCAATTACGATCAGCTTCCATCCTCAAACAACTTTGGATTCACCTCCAAAACACGCGATCAGATGCCAAGATCTACTGCTGACGCAAGGCAGGTGTCGCTTGATTTCAATGCTGCCGCAAGCAAGGATGCTAAAGGTGTTGAAATCATCATTCCAAATGATGCTAGTGCAATTGAGCGTGCTGCGGCGATGGATTATGTGAATAAAACTCAACAATACTTTGCCGAGCGCGGAGTAAATGTTCCAGTTCGTGGTGTTCGTACTGCCAAGGAAAATGGACGGGGTACACCCGGACGCTTCCACACGGAGCCGTTCTTTGTTGGTCACGCTGAAGCACGCAAGGTCATGGAGTCAGATCCAGATGGTTATGCTAAGGTTCTTGCGGATACACTTGGACGCATTCCAAATGTAACATTTATTGCTCCACATAAAACCAACGACCCAGGAGCATCTGATGGCAATTTCAATGAACGAGATTTTGCCAAGGGTTCTATCATCCCTGCCCTTGAGCGTTTGAGCCGAGGTGATCTCTCCAGACAAGCAATGGGTACTCCAGAGCAACAAGCTGGAGTTTCCCGCATGATTGAACAAAGTGCGGGAATGCGCACAGCACAGGCAGCTCCAAGCGGAGCCATGCCGACTGAACCAAGAATGGCTCAGCCTCAACCAGCAGCACAGCAAGCACCTCAATACCAAGTCCGTCCGGGATTTGTGCCAGTATCTGGAGCAAAACAACAAAAGGCAGTTAAGATTGTCAAAGGACAAGAGGCTGAAGCGTTCGGTTTAGACCCGATGGGAACCTACAAGGTGCAGATGAATCCAGATGGATCTCTAGCTGACGCACAGGTGATGTCAGCACCACCAACCGCAGAGCAAAAGCAAAAGACGGAATTGGCTCAACGCGATATGCAACAGCAGGTAGCAGTCACAAAAGACAAATCAGAGAGGTTTGTTAGCATGTTGAACGAGCTTAAAGGACACGAAGGATTTTCTGGTTTGTTTGGTGCAACAATCACTCCAACATGGGTTCCGGGGACTGATGCTGCTGATGCTAAGGTCTTGTTTGACCAAGTGGAAGCAATGGGTTTCATGGAGGCGATCAAGGACATGAAGGGAATGGGTGCGCTTTCAGACGCAGAAGGTGCAAGGGCATCCGCTGCATTTGTTGGGATTAAACCACAAATGTCAGAAAAGGCAGCGAAGGCTAGGATTGACGAAGTTATCCAATATATCCAAAAAGGACAGGAGAGAATCACCGGGAACAAGCTAATAAATCCCGATGGTTCCCCTCAAACCGCTCAAGACAAAGCAGCAGTTGAGGCAAACAACTACTTCCGAAGCTTTAAATAATCCTTCCCAAAATGCCATTCAATGTTCCTGAAGATCAAAAGCCAGAGTTCAACAAAAAGGTCAAGGGAAGCCTTGAACTGCTGAATGCTGATGTAACTGATAAGCTTAGACAAATTGAGCTTGAATCAGCAGATTCGCTTGTAGAGGCGTACAACCAACCTATTTCAGAAGCGGAACTCACTCAAGTTCCACCATCTGACATGGTGACGGTAGATCCTCAAATGGCACGGAGGATGGAGATTGATTCCCTGCGGATGCCAGACGGCACAATCTACCGCAATGCCAATGAGTTGTTTTCACAGCCACTTAATGCAGATCGGGCAAAAGCAGTTGGGCTTGTAGATACTGAAGGAAACGCCACACCTCGCGGAGAGCTTTTCTTTAACCTCAAGGAGTCTGGGATGTTCAACGAGGATGGCACTATGACCGACAAGGGTCGTGCATATTCAATGTCAGAGGATGACCTTGAAAACGAAGCAAATCTTGATGCATTTGAAATCCTATGGAATGATGGAGTGATTCGTCCAGATTCAACTTGGGATGAGCAACTCAAGGCCGCTGGTGGTTTTGTTGCAGATGCAATTGGAGGAGCGAAAGACTACTTTAAGACCGCTGGTGAAGCCATGAGCGTCCAAGGTGCTGTGGATGTTCTAACTGGAACACCTAAAGGTAAAAAGTTACAAGCTGAATTTCAAGCAAACCAACTCGCGGCAATAGAAAAAATCACAACGAATTTCGCAAATCTTGGTAGGCTTGCAGATGTGGGAAGAGCATGGCTTGCTGAATCCATTCAACAAGAATATGCGGCTGCGGCTGATCTTGGTGGCATTCCAACGCCAGATCAAAGCGTGGAGATGATCAAGCAACAGAACACAGAGGCTGAACGCGGACTTTATGCCGCACGCCAGAGGCAATGGACGCAGAACCGTGATATTCAAAGCTTTGAGGTTGGTCAGATTGCCGAATCTGTGCTTGGTCTTGATGGTGCTGTAAAAATGGCAGAGGAAGCCAAGAGTACACTTGGCGAAGAAGAATTCAATAAAAGATACTCGCGTGTTGGTGCGTTTACAGAAATTGCTGGAGACCCAACGAACTTGATACCAGTTGGTGTTGCATTCAATGTTGCCAAATCTGTTCCACTGGCATCTCGTCTAACACTGGGCGCACAGAAGACACTTGGGAAGGTAGCACAAACAGAAGCTGCCTTGTCAGAGGTTCAGGCTGTTATTCAAGCTGGAAATTCCGTCCTCAAGAAGGAGGAACTTTTTGTTCCAAGATACCAGCAACTCTTCCAGAACATGTCAGCTAGGGCTGCTGGAAATCCAGAGCTTATGGTGCAAGCCAACGAGGTTCTGGATAAGGCAAGAAAAATTACAGCTAGTGCTGACGAGGTTCGTGCGGCAATGCCGACTGCAATGAGCACCCTTGATGAATTGACTGCAAAGCGTAATAGCTTAGCAACTAGAATTCCAGAGTCGTATGCTCAAAAAGTCATGCAGACCACAGAACTTGGTCGCAAAATTAAATCTGCACCAGCAAGAGCATTAAGTTCCATTTTGGAACGCACTGGAGAAACGCTCACCAAGGTTGACGATGCTGTGACGGGTTACCTAAAGGATCGTGGACTAGATCAAGCGTACAACGCAGCACTTGGGGCTTCTGGTGTTGTGGGACTTGCTGGCAATCCAGTAGTTGGTGCAATTGGTGTGGCTGGCGCAGCACTTAAAACAGGAAAGTTCCTATCCGAGTACGGAAAGATTTTGCGCTATGTGGGCAAGGAGATGGAGAATGTGCGTGGACAGATTCCATTCTGGAAGCGTGTGGCAGCACACACAGCACCGGGTTCGCTTGGGCGAGGTATTGCCCACACATTCAACATCTTTGAGCTTGGTGGTGCTACATCTGACATCATCCGCAGAACTGGTCGTGGTATAGCCGCAGCATATCCAGTAGACCTCATGTTTGAGTGGCTTTCGGATGGTGCTGATATGCGCCCAGAAACCATGACAAGTGCAGCCGCAGAATCATTGGTGATAGGTGGATCATTTGCCGCAGGTGGTGGTGCATTCATGGGAACTAAGAAGCGCATGCGAGAGCTTTCCGTTGGTGATGAAATTAACTTTAGGCGCAACTTAACGGAAACAAAGCAGAAGGCGTTGTACGAGGCATTGCCTCCGGGTGTTCGCAGGTCAATGGCTACTTATTCTATTGCCAACCCAACGCTAAATTACAACTTTATTGACTCTGGAACTAGCGGTTACGACATCAACACGAATACCGCAAACATCAACATCAACTCCAACAACCCTCTGAAGGCACTGGTAGCCCACGAAACGCTCCACCACACGCTGATTAAGAACAACATGGAGGGTGGCATCGCAGCCCTATTCTTGGGTGATACCAAGACCAATGCGGTTGGTGGTCTGTTTAGGTCAAAGGATGGAAAGCTTGACCCGGAATTCAACCAGTTTAAGGAGGGGTACTATAATCGCCTGCGTAGTGCTGGCATGACCGATGCTGAAATTGGAGTTGAGTACCCACTCGACAAGATTGCTGTCGAATACTTCATCGACCAGCACGCAGACCAGTACGCGACAATGGCAGAGACTGGCGAGCTTGGTGCGCTTGCCGCCCGTGGTGAGGTTCGTAAAAAGCTTGGATCTGTGATGGAGACTGTATTGCCAAAGATCCCCGTCCTGCGTGACCTCCACATCAAGAGCGGTGGCATGATCGACAAGGATGGCGCATGGGTTACTGGTAACGGCATCTTGGGAGCGGAAGGCATCAGGCAAAACCCAATCGCCAACAAGATGTTCCGCGAGATGAACAGGCGCAGTTCTGGCATGATGCCGGGGCAGTTTGAGCCACTTATCAGCGACAAGGAGGGTTCTGGCGCACCGCTTATGTTCGACCCTGCTAACGCAATCGACATGGAGTTGATGCACCCATTCATCCAAGTGGACGATAACGACAAGCCAATCCTCAAGGATGGAAGACCAGTCTTCATTGACAAATCGGTGGACATCGACCGCGCAATGGCTGGTCTGACTGCCGTGGATGCAATGCGTAAGCGTCGAGAGTCCAACTATATCCCAGAAAAGGGGGAGGCGTATGTGGACGACGATGGCGAACTACAACCCGGTTGGCTTTCGGATGCCGTGCTGACTGAGATGTTCGCCAAGCATAAGTTCAACAACGAGCAGAAGCGGATGATTCGCCAGACCAACAGGCTTATCAAGCAGGGCGATGGTCAACGCATGGTGATGATTAACTTCCCTGCAACCACCCGCCTAAAGTCTGGCAAGGTGGTCTACGCTCCGCAGAAGGCAGCTATTCGTGACGCTGTGCCAGTTGCGATGACAATCTCCAAGGACGGCAACATCCTGTACGGACTCATGTCCGTGACCAAGCTTCAGGAAAACATCAAGAAACGCGCACAGAGTAAGCGTGGCAAGCAACTTTATAGTGGCAATATCGACCTGATCCTGCGCGACACGCAGGCGATGATGGACTTCCACAAGAAGGGTGAGGATAGCATCAACTACTTCAACGAGAAGTATGGTGCGGTCGAGGGTGACAAGCGCAAGAAGTTCATCAACACCATGTTCGGCCTGCTCAACAAGAAGGAGCAGGCAGTCCTCAACCCCATGCTTCTGGAGGATGGCATCAAGAGCAAGGACAATGTCTACCGCACCTACCGCGCAGATCGCGTTAGCAAGGCAGTCCCAATGGCTCCAGAGGAATACGCAGCAATGCCGTTCAGCTACGAGGCAGTGAGTCAAGTCCGCATGCCAGAAGCCCAGCGAGCGATGCCAGAGGGTGTCTCCCCAGAAGACCTCAACCCCGTAGCCAACAAGCAAGAGGCTCAAGGTCTGTGGGCAGACGGCAAGCGGATGTTTGCTCTCAACGAGATGGATGAGAAGCTGACCCCGATCACATCCAAGGCGATGCTGGACTCGTATTCAGCAGATGCTATCGGGTGGATGGAGCCACAGGAGACTGCCGCCAGTGAAAAGACTGGTAAGATGCGGTTTCTGCCAGAACCAGTAGAAAATCTATCTGCATTCAAAGGAAAGCGCGTACAAGTCCTCACATCTGACTTATCGCTTGTTGGTGATGTTAAATATGGAAACTATACAGCAAAATTCCAAGGTGGCCCCGGATACTTAGATAACGATGGGTGGGCATTTACTGACAAAGCCGCAGCGGATGCGTTTGTTACTAGATGGAAAAAAGATGGCGAGCCACTTATCGGTCTGGCATCTCTAGGTTCTGCAAACCATCTCAACTCGCTTGATGCCAGAAAGGCATACGCAGAAAAGTGGAGTAATCTTGTGTCAATTGGTGCAATTGGTGAAGATGAAGCTAATTCTCATATCAAACAGGCTATGGAGAGAATAGTTAACTCTGAAAGCAAGGCTGTAAAAACAGATTGGCGCAATGCTGCTAAAATGATTGAGAATGTTGATGACCTTGCAAGTTATTTTGACAAGATTCCGTGGGCTGCCGCTCCAATGTTCTACGAAAAGCTCACAGCAAAGACATTGCCAATTAAATATAAAACATTGGTAGAACAAGGGCTTGATCTTGAATCTGTTGCAAAAGAATATCGTCAACCAGAATTTGAAGGTGCTGAACTTGGCGATTTGTATGCCATTGCTGAATATGATGGTTCCAAGCCAGAGTATAAGCCAGAATTAAACAAAGCTTATCCTTGGCGAATTAAGTTTAAGAATAAAGCAACACTTTCGGAAATGCATAATGTTGCTGATTTGACCACAGATCCAAGGGCATTTGCTGGATTGAAAGTTGGGGGCAGGCTTGGAGCGCAACCTCTTATGGTTACTGGCATTAACCTTGATAAGCTCGTTACGGGTGACATTCAGGGAAGTGCTAAACCACTTATTCTGCAAAAAGAAACAGCGAAAACTACCAGCAATCTAGCCAAAGAGTTTGGATCTGGAAATCCGAGTGCGTACAAATCATATGCACAAATCCAAAAAGAACGGGAAGCAAGGATCAAAAAGCCGAAATCAAAAGCAAAAGGTAACGCTTCAGCTATTGCAAACGCTGCGAAGCTGAAGTAAAACTAAACACCATGAGCGAGAAACTAACCGCAGAGCCAGATCAGGAATGGTTCGCAGAGGTCATGCGTCGAGCCGAGGAACACGGCAACAGGCAGCGTGTGGAGTTTTGGAACCCGCAGGCAGCGGCAAAGTGCCTCTGGCTACTCGCACAGGGGAAGAGCATCAAAAGCACCTCCGAGATCACCGGGCTTGCCCGTGACACCGTGCGGTCGCTCATGTGGAGGCACAGCGACACTCTGGAGACGAAGCGCAAGGAGTTCAGCCAGAAGTATGCAATGGCAGCGGAGACCTACACCGACCTGCTATTTGCGAAGGCAGACCAACTTGCCGACGACCCCGACCAACTGAAGAACATCTCACCAGACCGACTGGCGATCACTGTGGGTGTCCTCACGGACAAGAGTATGCAACTATCTGGAATGGCTACTGCGGTCGTGGAACACAGGCAGGGGGCGAGTATCGACGATGCCGCCAAGATGATCGCAGAGGCTAAATCTCGCATTGCCAGCAAGGTGAAGGCGCAGGCAGTCGAGGCTGAAATCGTAGCATGATACCAGAACCAAAATCCAGATACGCAGATTGCTTCAAGGATGGTGGTAACCTAGTTTACTACTACATGGTAGAGCATGACGGGACACAATATAAGTGCCACACGCTAACCTACGCCTCATACTTGGCCGAGAAGTTCAATGCGAAGATTTGGCATGTGGTGCTGGAGATGCGAATGAAACCATTTATCGGAGTCTGCCAGCACTGCCAGAACAACAAGAAATATAGTGAGCTTCACTTTGTTGACGGGAATCGCGGCTCGTTACCTCCAGAGGACGATACCTTTGGGTGTGATTATTGTGATAGTGTCTACCACATCAAGGACATTCTCATGGAGACTGGAGCATATAAGACAACATGAAGTGGCGTACCCACCAGATCCTTTCTCCGCCGACCGATGAGGAAATTTCCCTCATGGAGCCAGAGGAGCTTATCGAGCTTCACAGGGTTTACCATGAGGCTGTGGACAACGCAGAACGCGATCCGTACCGCTTTGGCTTC